GCTAAGTTAAATGCCATTATCATTTCCAATCATCGGAGTCGTCTTGCATGGCGTCTGTAATGCTTTTAGCAATTGTAAGGTAGGCAATGGCGTCTTCGTAATTGTCAAGGTGCGCAGCATCTTCAGCTTGCCTGCTGATCTTGACCAGTGCCATACAAACTGCAACCTCGTTTGGCTGGATTGGATAACCCAAATATGCACTCCAGAGTTCGGCAGTCCTCTTGTGGTTTGTAATAGGATGCCCATAGTTGAGACCTCTCGCATGAATAGTTTTGACGACATTATCTAGTAGCTGTTCAGTTGTTGTCGGCATTAGTTTTGCTATCTGTAATCCTGCGGTGCATTTCAAAGCCGTCTTTGCGGCCTTTCCAGTACCCAGCCTGGAATGCATTATCTTTAATAGTCTCATAAACGCCCCAAGCTATGAAATAACCCAGGATGCTATAAACCACGATCCACGGTGCCGTTGTCTCAATCATGCGTTCACCAGTGTCTTGCGTAAGTGGCACGGGCTAGCGTAACTGGTTAACATTACCCAGTCGCCTGTATTCTCATCGCTGTGTATAGCGTAATTCTTACCTAAGCCAGCTATAAAGCCCTCTGCTAATTTTAACGCAGCGTAGTTATCAAACCAGTAAGCGTATGCCCAGGTAAACAATGGCATTGGATCGAAGCGGTCCGCTTGTTTTTGCCAATCATTATTGGACCACTCCATCGAATTAATCCAAAGGTGCTCAAAATCAACAGCTTTTAACTCAATCTGTATTTTCATTTTGACACCAAACTAGTTGCATGAATATCTGCGCAACGTAAACACACAGCATCATAGAATTTCTCTCCGTTATCGTAACGGTATAAGCGATATACAGGCCTGTCGGTGGTAGATCCACACATTGGACACTCTTGTAGCTTCATTTATAGCCCTATCTGTACGCACATACTTTGTGGCACGACAGAAGTATGGCATCTGTGTACGACTTTGTGGATAGTTTTAGGCAGTATTTGTATAACGATTAGGTAACGATTTACCCGTAATACCTGCCCAGTGCGGTAAATGAGCCATCCTTTGGATCGATAGGCACTAACGTGGGTGTTAGCGTCTTACCTGCGGCTTCGAGTATAACATAACCATTTTGCCAATTCGCGCTGTTATAGCGAATATAGCCTGCTTTCTTGCGGTCCATTAGGTTCCCAGCCTCTATACCATATAAGGCCCTGTGGTGCCCGTTTACGCCCTCTGTGTAGGCAGACAAGCCCAGCCTGTGCGAATGCCCAGCCAGAACTGATTTACCAAACTTTTTAGCCAGATTTAAAGCTGTTATACCTGCGTGCTGGCTCATACTTCCTTCATCACCGTGGCAAAGTACCCAGTCAGGATAGAACTCATAGGCCTTGCGGTGGTAGGTCATACCCATATCGGCAAACCCCATAAAGGCTGGGTATTGCAGTTCAGGTAAGTTGATTAAGCCAGGGACTTTTAGAAGAGTGTTGTATAAGCGATCAGTATGATTGCTGCGGATAATATGCATCTCTGGGCTGTACTCGCCGATATCCCAAAGGATCTGCTTACATAGCTCACGATCAGCGTGTAGGTCCTCACTATAAGCAAGAGGTGTTGATTCACTCCATTTACTAATACTTTGGAAATCAATTTCATCGCCCACCACCAATACCGAGTCGAACTTCTCTCGCCTGGCCAGTTTGATTATATTCTTTACCGCAGAGTCCAACTGATACGGTACCTGTAAATCTGAGATTACAAGCCAACGCTTAATCTTCACCCTCTTCAGTAGGATCGATACTAGGTATGATGCCGCCATCACCTATCACCCAGTCGGGCATGGTTGCCCTATCTGATACAAAATACAGCGCACAACTCTCGCTGAATCCTGCTTTGCGTGCAGCCTTGTAGATCTCGTTCATAGCAATATAGTGCTGGTCTATTTTAGACAAAGGTTCTGGCGACTTGCGTACTACGCGTTTATTTATTTTCTTACGCCTGCGCCTAGTGTCAGCCATGCAGCTATTGTCGCTTACACATTAGAGAATATAGATCATCAACACGCTGTTCTAGTCGAGTTAATTGATCCTTCATACTGGACCCACTATTCGGCTTAAGTTCTTGTAAGTAGGACTTAATAACCCAGCGCAGAGCCACTAATAAACTTGTTAATACGGCGCAGACGCCAACGGCTAAAGCAACCCACTCTCCTGGTGTCATGCTTCATCTGCACCGAGGCCATAGGCACTGTCGGATTTATCTAAAGCCCTGGCTGCTGGTCCTGCTAGTGCGGCAACAATTACAGACACCGCTGGGTCTAGTCCTAGCTCGTTACTGGCTAGAAATGTTAACAAAGATACAAGCACACCCCTAAAGTATGATTTAAGTATTGCCTTCTGCTTCTTGCTTATCTTCATATTTTGCCTCCCAGTAGTGGTATATTAAACGGCTTGCTATCTTTATCGCCTAACTTTGTAAAACTAATATGGATATGCTTTGTGTGCTTGTTGTAACCCTTGTAATTGCGCCATTTAAAATTAAGTATCTTGCTGGCAATCATGCCATTGTGTATCACGTAAGATATGCGTTTATCGGATTTAGCGCATTCTCTGATTTGGTCAGCCAGATATATTGAGAGCCCCTCGGATGAATCCAAGCGAGAATCAATATCAATGGCTCGTACACACCCATTTGTGTCTGGATTATGATCGGAGGCATTTCCTTTTTTGGCATGACGAGCATCGCCCAGCCACCCATCACTGGTAGTCCGACGATCACTGAACCACAAATCAACCTGGTCTCTTAACTGTGTACCTGCAGCGCATAGCCAAGGCTTCATTTAGTTTGCTATAAACCTAATGCACGAAGATCATCGGTAGTTAAACCTAATGCTGCCAGTTTGCCTTCTGCTGTTGCTTTAGCTGCTGCTTTTGCATCGGCTTTTGCTTTTTGTGCTGCTCTATAAGCAATTAAACCATCTGTAATTTCTTTATTTGTTGGCTCTGCTTGTTCTGTATCAAACCATTCTAATACATCACCAGTTAAAGAGAATTGAGCGTTTGGTCTAATATGTGTAATTGCATTAAGTTTATCTGAATGTTCCATTATGCACCTATTTCCATTAGAATTATTGAAGATGGCATACTTGATTGTTGCGCTGTAATAGTTTTGCTTGCAGTAGAAACAAATTGAGTTTTATAAGTAGTAGCAGAAGTGGTTGCAGGACTATCTAAATAAGTAATGCTTTGCAATGCACTTAATTGCCAATCAATCTTTGAAAAATCGCTTGCTTTATATGCAATCATTCTAAATGCTTCGCCTGTCAAACTCACAATATCAGTGCTACCTCTTAACAATTTAATTCTCATACCATTTTCATTTCCAGATGAGGTGCTATCAATAAACATTGGTTGATAAAGCATAACTAACACTTTAGATGAAGAATTAGAAGGTGTTATTGATGCGCTTAAAGTTGTGTCCACATAATTAGGACTAACATTTGTTGTCGATGTTGATGTTGTAGTTGTTCCTTGAACTACTTGCAATACTTTACCGCCACCACCTGCTGGAGTTGCCCAACTAGGTACGCCACCTGCAACGGTTAATACTTGACCAGTCGTGCCAATTCCAAGTCTTGCTGGTGTTGAACCACTTGAAGAATAAATTGTGTCGCCTGTAGTTGTCATTGGGTTAGTCATGCCAGTTGTATCTAAATTAGCCCAAGCACTGCCAGTGTAATATGTTGTTACATTTGTGTCTTTAAGATAAGCAAAGTTACCTTCTTGTGGTGAGGTTACAGCTGCATCTCTAGCAGCCGCACTGGCAAATACCCAGACACCTTGCATTAAATAGCCATCTACGTCATTGGCGGTTAATACCTCGCCTGTAGTAAAGTCCTTAAAACCTAATCCTGCTGCCATCTTTACTCCCTAATAACTGAGGACATTATAGTCTAAAGTTCCATAAATCGTATCATTTAGGATAAATGCGTCGATAACGGGCTCTAGTGTTGTAAAAGTAGTGCGCCAACTATTCGGTGTTATATTCATACGTACACCGAAAATCTGAAGTGTTTTTTCTAGAGTAGAGCCGCCTGGCTGGGTAGTGACTACCTTTATCGGATCAAAGAAGTCTAGGTCTAACGCTGCAATTATGCCCGTGTTGTAATTGTTGGTGTATAGGTCAAGCACTATGGAGTCCACGCGGATAGTTGTTTCTGCTCGGCTAGCGACATAAGCCTGAGCGTAATCTAGTGCTACCGCGTCGCTCTGCATAAGTAGGTTGTCTAAGAAGTAGCTGTGTAGGAAGTATTTATCAATGCTTGCTTGATTTAGGGCTACCTGGGCGCTGCCGCCAGATCTTGTAATTGTGGCTTTGTTAAATATAAGCACATCGTTAAGAATCCAGCTAGCATCAAAATAGGTTATACCCGTTCCGTTATCCGCAAAGATCGTAGGTGTGCCGCCAATAGATCCAGCTGTTACATTCCTGTCTTGGAATACAAACGACCCACTAGCGTCTACGTATAAAGCGCCATACTCTGACGTGGCTACGGTAGTTAAGGCCGCTAAGGCTGTTCTGTTGCTGCCAGGATCGTTCTGGAGCGTAGTTAGCCCTGCATCCACGTCACGCATGGTTGCTGGCCAATCTATCTCGTCCAGAATCTGATTGATACGGGTTCCACTTAGATTTCCAGCGCTAGCGCCTGCAACTGTACTGATCTGGGCTACCTGGGCCAACCTGAACGCATCCACGGCCTGGATAGTTGTAATGGCTACCGTATCGTCGGACTCGCCAGGGTAAGTGGTCACATAGCTTGTAATGAACCCTGAGAATATAGGATAAATGACGCTGCCATAAGTTGCAGTAATCTGCACCTTCTTCATAGGTGTTAATAAATTATAATACGGTCCACTGACGTTCTGAGGATTAAAGTCGCCATTTTGATCTACAATGCGCAAGGTAAGTGCGCCTGTCTGGAATTGATCTGATAGCGCAGTACGGCCTCGATTGGTCTCTATGCGGTTAATTTGATTTGATACGTCTACAATCACCGCTGTTGAATCTGCCAATATATTTGTGTCTAGTATTCCTGTTCCTAATACCATGGCCTGGGCAAAACTAGGCCCAGTGCTGAAGTTAATTACAGCGTTAACTACTGGTACGGTCATCCTGGTAAGCCACCATTAGGCGCTGTGCTATATCCACTACGGCCAGCGACTTGAATGCTCTCGGCTACTAGCTGTGCAAACTTATCACCAGACGGTGTGTCAATTCTTACGTTTACATCTACGGACCTATTGCCAGATTCCCTGGCTCTCTCGGTTGCTATTTGTGACACGTTCATACCAGAATAAGAGGCTGTGCCTACTAGTTGCGTTGCTAAGTCTTGGAAATATGCAGCTGGTAACGGCGCACGTGCTGGTGAAGATGGCAATGTTGTTGTAGAGGGAGTCTTAGCAACCCCACCCATTGAAGCTATGAATGCGGCTATCTGAGCGTTTAAAGCCCTCACCATTTCTAAGGCTGTGTTTTGTAAGTAATCATCTATTTTAGTATTAAGTGTTTTGACTTTAAATAATGCAAATTCTTCTAAAGACATACCTGCTAGTTTTGCCTGCTCTGCTAACTTCTTTAACGCTTCTGCTGCTTCTAACTCGGCTAATAACTTCTTAGCCAGGGCGTCATTGTTGTCCAAGATTGCTAGTTGTGCCTTTAGGCGTAACTTAGTCTCTTCATCGGTTGCCTGATTAAGAGCAGTGGTTAGTCCAATGCGCTCTAGATCAAACTTCTTTCGTAATTCTTCTACGTTCTTATTTTCAATAGCGTTCTTCTTAAGTAATAGTGCTAATTCTGCTGCCTTGGCTTTTGCTAGTTTATCTTCAGTCTGGAATCGTTTTGCATCAATACGGCCTGCGCTGCGTTGTTGATTAGCTGGTAAAACTGCTGCTGGCGCACTCATTCTGCCTAGACGCTGTAACAATCCAACAGCGCTCATTTCGTAAGAGAACTTTAATAATTGTTTTAATCCAGGCAGGTTTGCCACCGTTTTTATTCCAGCAGCCAACTCTCCTATACCCCTAGTTACATCGGCTATGCCCGTGGCAAGGTTGGTCATACTATTTGTTAGCGTATCTATACTGTTATCATCGCCTAAAGCCGTTAAAGCATCGATTAGGCCTTTACCTATGATTTCAGTTGCGTCAGCAGAGGCCACCGATATAAGACTCATTTTGCCTGCATAGGTCCCCAGCCTAGCTGTTGCTTGGCCTGCAAACTTGGCGTTTAACTCCTCCATGATTTTATCCATGTCGCCAGTCTTTAACGTGGCTTTACTTAGCCCTGCACCTAGCCTCGTAAGGCCTGTGGTATTGCCAGAGAATCCGCGTGTTAATGCTGCGCTTACTTCGCTTAATGATCTACCCGTGGCCGCGCTTACGTTTAGTGCAGTCTCTAATGCATCTTGGCTTTTAGTGATTGAGCCCGTTGCAGTTAAGAGTTGCTGAAACGCTGGCCTTAACTCGTCGTCAAGCACGCCGTATAGTTTCTGTAAGCTGCCTATGTACGCCTCTACTCCTGGCGCGGAGAATGCAAAGCCTGTGTTCTTTAACTGTACCTCAAGTGATTTAGCGGCCTTTTCATCGGCTGCAAATGCTGCAACGGCCTTCTTACTAAATGCTAATAATTGATATGCGCCAAACGTGGCGGCAAAGGTTTTGCCTAGTTTTTTAACTGTTTTATCAAAGGAGGAGATTTCCTTTTTGCCTTTAGTAAGCGCCTTGCCATTAAAGGTGGCTATTACCGATGCAACTATATTGGCCATTACGCTGCCTTCTTAATCTCTGTTTTTTTATTAAATAACTCAGCAGTAACATTAACAGCCCTGATCACGGCTTTGTATATCTCTGGACTATCTTCTGCCCAGGCTCTATAAATTAAACGACCCTTAGTTTTACGACCGCCGCCTCTGATATCTTTAATCTTTGGTTGAGATGTAACTTTAGGTAATGCAGCTACGAACTGCTGGCTAGCAAATGGGTTGTTTGATTTGTATTCCTGAAGGGCTCTACTTCTAGCAGATTTTTTAACATAAGTGCCGCTGCCTTCATGCTTGAATGTAAACGGTGCGCGGCCTTCTGGATTTAAGCGACCTGCAACCTCGTATATTGCGCCAGGCCGACTAGCGTTGTAAACATAACTTGCTACCTTCCAACCGTTAGCAAAGGTTTTATTCTCGCCTCGATTGTAACCAATACCTGCTCTAGCAACGGCAGCATCGTATTTAGGGAACGGTTTGTATTTGATATCTGGCGAGGAGATTGGTTTAGCCCAGCCAGATAGTACGTCTTGATTCCCTGGCACGTATCCCTGGGCTTTAGCAGCTACTTTGCGCATCATTGGCTCGGTTATAAATACAATACGCCTGCGCATATCTTCATCAATATTATTCAGACCGCTTAGGACTTCTTTAATGCCTTCTATTACGACTGGCATTTTTGATCTCCTTTGCCCTATCGCTAAGCACCTGCACGATTGCTCGCAGCATTTCTGGGTCCATATTAATGAACTCATTAGGCGCAATTCCAAGTTCTACAGACAGGCTGGCTATCGTATAGAGCGTGGAATCACGCTGAACTATTTTTTTTCTTCGTCTAATACCTCGACAGTTTCTAAGCTGTCTATAAACTCGGCACCAAATAAAGGAACAGTTATGTTAGCCCTACGCAAGCACTCGTGCGCCAAGAAGTAAATCTCGGTCTGCCTTTCGTGGTCGCGTAGGACTTTACTAATTCCTGCTTGATACTTTAACTCGAAAGCGTACTCAACACCTGGCGTTATTTTGTGTTCTGTGACTTCGCCATTAGCCCTTGTTATCTTTAGCTTTGCCATTATTGCTCCTTAGTTATGGTGTTACGTCGACTACTATAACTGAATTACAGGTAAATGTAATGCTTTGAGTAGAAATGTCGGCTACAGATCCGTTTAGATCTTGTGTGTTATTAACCAGCACAGTAGTTTGATACTCAGGATTAGTAGTGCTGATTGCTGCGCTTGAGCGCTTGATCACTAGTGGCACTGTTGTACCCCACGCTGCTGCAAGTGTCGCAGTAACTGCGTTAGCACCTGACGCTGCTGTATCATTGAGCAGTTCCAACGTTATCGTTGATGCTTCCAGTCCCTTGGTAAATTTATGTGCAGAGTCACCCATTGCTGTGACCTCGAGTTCATCAAAGCTGCGGTTAATTGTAACGCCTGTAACTACGCCTGAAATATCAACGCTGTTAAGGGTAACAACCGCACCATTGCTTAGAAATACGGCCATTATTCTTCCTCTTCTTTCTTTAGAGCAGGTTTCTTAACCGCTGCTTGTGGTTCGGTAATCTGGCCGATTCTAGCCAGAAATCTAAGGTCTTCTTCAGTAAATCCTTTGTAACTCATGTTAGCTCCAACTCGTGAGGATTGATACAGTAATCTCAGACACAAGCAGGTCGCCACTTGCTGCGGCAATCATCGCTGGCGCTGAAATACTAGAGATGTTCATTTGGTAAGTAGCAGCAGCCAGTTT